AATTATTTTTTAAAGATAATATTTAACAGAAAATTTGAAAGACATTCTGAGCTAATAAAGGAAAACATAGAGATAAGGAATGAGAACAGCAAACTGTCAGAAGACATATCTTTACTTATCAATAACGAGGACGTAAATTCAGAGGAGATTATCAAGCTAAAGATATATTATAAGCTTAGATATATGGACTACTTTGGCATCATGTTTGGAGAGGGCACTAAAATGCGTATTGAAGGATTAACTAAAGACTATCCTATGACGTGGAAAGCTTTTCATTCGTGGCTAAAGTCTGAAGGCTACCATATATATGAAGGTTGCAATATCTTCAGAGGAAGCAAATATATAACCTCATTTGACAATAAGGAAGACGCTGAATCAGGAGTTATAGAGGAGTTGATAGATGAGATTATGAAGAAAGATTCATTTAATTTTTAGTAAATAAAAGGGAGGGCTGTGTAAAAACGGTTCTTCCTTTTTTTCGTATTACATGTATCAAATAATCTAAACTATATTTATGAAGTCTAAGAAATTAACGACTATTCAGAGAATAGCTCAGTTAGAGCAGTTATTCGCTCAATCAGTACACACTATCACGACTCTGTCACGAGCTTTAAGCGAGCTTCAGCAGTATAACTTTCCTGATAGATTCAAGAGTAAAGAGCCAAAGGTAGAGGCTCATTCAGACCTACCTAAAATAGTTGAGAGAAATGCATAAAGACGAAGCTTACTACTTGTCTTTAGACAAAAGAAGTAAAGAGTATAGAAAATGGAAGGAGACTTATAAGTCTTCTAAAGGTGTTGGAGATGTTATTACAGATATAACTAAGCTAACAGGCATTCAGTACTTAACTAAAAAACTATTTGGAGAAGACTGTGGCTGTGAGGAAAGAGCAGAAGCTATAAATAAATACTATGGCAGGCCTGTCAATCCTTTAACAGAAGAAGACTATATCTTCATGCATTCACTAATAAACGGAGGTTCAAAGATAACTCCTAAGCAACAGCTACGAGCACGAGAGATTTATGAGAGAGTATTTAACATAACTCTAAAAAGCTCATGTCTTTCCTGTTCATTTGTTAAGACAGTTTACAATCCATTGGTAGTACTATTCAATAAGTACCAATAGACAAAAACTATATCGTTAACAATTTTAATCAATTTTAGTTATGGAAGAGAAGAAGGTAGACTTAAGGAAGTTTAACAGAGGTCATAAGGGAGTTTCAGGAAGGAAGCCAAAGAGCGAGGAGCTTAAACTTATAGAGACTCTTACACCTCTTCAGCCTATTGCTTTAGAGAAGCTTAGGCAAGGCATAGAGAAGGGAGACTTCAAATTCATTAAGCTCTTCTACGAATATTTCTACGGTAAGCCAAAGGAGACTAAAGACATCAAGATAACTCAAGAACAGCCTATCTTCAGCATAGACTATGATGATATTAGTGAGGACATAAAAGAGGAGGATATAGATGAGCTTTAAAGTTACTACAGCGATTAAGAAGCTCCTGAAGATGGTAGCTCGAAAGAAGGTTATTCAGGGAGGGACTTCAGCAGGAAAGACCTATTCAATAATACCTATACTAATTGACAAAGCTATAAAGGTTCCTTATAGTGAAATAAGCATAGTATCTGAGTCAATACCTCATCTAAGGAGAGGAGCTTATAAGGACTTCCTTAAGATTATGATAAGCCTTAACAGATTCAATGACTCACAGCTTAACAGGAGTACTATGAAGTACACATTTAAGAACGGCTCTTACATAGAGTTCTTTAGTGTAGACCAAGCAGACAAACTAAGAGGAGCTCGTAGGACTGACTTATATGTAAATGAGGCTAATAACATTCCCTTCGACGCTTATAATCAATTAGCTATAAGAACGTCAGGAGATATATGGATAGATTTCAATCCTACCAATAGGTTTTGGGCTCATACAGAAGTATTAACTGAGCCTGACTCAGAACTACTGAAGCTTACTTATAAAGATAACGAGGCCTTACCTGAAACTATCATTCATGAGATAGAGTTAGCAAGAGAGAAAGGAAAGACATCTGAGTATTGGGCTAATTGGTGGAAGGTTTACGGCTTAGGAGAGTTAGGTAGTTTACAGGGAGCATGTATTACAGAATGGAAGGAGATAGATAGTCTTCCTAAAGAGGCTAAGCTCTTAGGCGTGGGTTTAGATTTTGGATATACTAATGACCCTTCAGCTCTTATATCTATTTACAAATACGATAACGAATATATCTTCGATGAGGTTATTTATCAAAAGGGACTTCTCAATAGTGATATAGCTAACATTATAAACAGCAATGAACAAATAAAAAATGCCTTCATTTGGGCTGACTCGTCAGAGCCGAAGTCTATTGCAGAGCTTAAGACCTATGGCTTAAATATTGACGGAGTTAAAAAAGGGAAAGACTCTATAGTGTATGGAGTCAACCTTATCAATCAAGAGGGTATATTAGTAACTAAGAGAAGTACTAACCTAATCAACGAACTGCAGAACTACATTTGGAGGGTAGACAGAGAAGGAGTTACTCAGAATATTCCTATAGATGCTTTTAATAATTGCATAGATGCAGGGCGTTATGGCTTCGTTAGTTTAATGGCTAACAAACACAAAGGAGAGTATCATCTTTGGTAGAGATACATAACTACAACTTAAACGTATTACATATATGAAGATTACAGTTAAAGACTATATAGAGTACAGCAAGCTACCTGAAGGAGTATCTGAGGAGAAGGCTGTCTCTACTTTATTAGGATTCGATATTAAAGCTTTAAGCTTAAAAGATGCTGAGAAGTTACTTGAAGAGATACGTCAATGGTTCTTTAAAGAGAACAGAGACTTTAGTCCTACCTTTACTCATGAAGGAGTAGAGTATGGATTCATACCTGACTTAGACTCAGGTATAACTTACGGAGAGAATCAGGATTTGTGTAAGTATATCTCAGACACTAATGAACTGCATAGAGCTATGGCTGTAGCTTATAGACCAATCACATCTAAGCAGGGTTCTAAGTATTTAATAGAGCCTTATGAAGGTAGCAATAAGTATGCTTCAATAATGTTAGATGTAGACGTGGAGGTAGCTTTAGGTATGAAGGTTTTTTTTTGGAGTTTAACAAACGAATTGGAGAGATATATCCTGAAATATTCGACAGCTCAGGAGAGTCAACAGAGTTCGGACTTAAGTGGAGCTCATACAGAGGCCTCTATACTTTAGCTCAGGGAGATGTTAGAAGGTTTGAAGAAATTAGTAAGTTAGGTTTACATCAATGTCTTTTATACTTAGCTTATGAATCGGACAAAGCACAGGAACTAAATAAAAAAATAAAAAAATAATGCAAGGATTTTATAACTTTATAGATACGCTTAAGACAGAGCTCAGTAGTAACGACTTCGTTAATACGGTTACTTATGGAGACATAACGAGAGTAGACCTAAATAAGAAGACTATCTTTCCTCTTAGTCATTTCTTAGTTAACAGCGTCTCTTACGATGAGAGTGTACTTACTTATAATGTAAGCTTACTCTGTATGGATATAGTAGATATATCTAACGATGATACGATAGACATATTCAAAGGAAACGATAATGAGCAGGACGTGTTCAATACACAGCAGGACGTAATTATTAAGACATTGGATAAGCTTAAGTCAGGAGATTTATACATACTGAAGTATCAGTTAATAGGTAATCCTAACTTAGAGCCATTCGTAGACAGATTTGAGAACAGGTTGGCAGGTTGGACTGTTACTTTTGATTTGCAGGTTATAAATGACAGAGCATGTTAAATAAGAATGTACAGAAAGCTCTTCAGGAGTTTAAGAGTAGAGTTATTCAGCAGGCACGCTCAAGACTAACCAAAGGCAATAAGAACGCTTCTAAGGAGCTTTATGATTCTCTTAGTGGTAATGTAACAGTAAGTCCTAATTCATTCGGCTTAGAGTTCTATATGAATCCTTACGGAGTATTTCAAGATAGAGGAGTCAAGGGTACTAAGTCAGGCTCTTCATTAGATAACTTCAGTTATAAAGAGTCTTCTAATTTAGTAGGAGTAGAGTATCATACAGGAGCTCTGTCTAAATGGGCAAAGATTAGAGGCATACAGCCAAGAGGTAAGAGTGGGAGATTTGGCTCTTACAGAACTATGGGCTTCATATTAGCAAACACTATAAAACAAAGAGGCATAAAGCCTTCTCTCTTTTTTACTAAGCCATTTGAAGAGGCCTTCAATGATTTACCTGAAGACCTTATTGAAGCGTACGGATTAGACGTAGAAGAATTTTTACAACAGTCATTAACAAGTAACTTAAATTAACATGAACAGAATACAGTCAAGGAGTCCTTACTTCGTAAAGCATACAGAGACCAACTTAACCTCAGCTATTTTAGAGGTTTGGATATATACAGGAACGCGGACAACTTCAAGACCTGCTTCAGCTACAGCCACTCTACAGATAGAGGCTTATGATGAGGTAGTAGTCTCAGACATATCACAGTTCGTGTCTGACGAGGTATCTATAATATTTGACGGCTCTTACTCAGACTCTTTAATGGTTTGGGTTGACTATCAGTTAACTCCTTTTGTTTTAGAGGTAGAGCAAACTCCTGAGACTTTAGTGGCCTTAGAGGGCTTCGTAGGGTTTAGAGACTTTCAGGACGGAGCTCAGAATATCTCAAGAGCAGACGACACTAATAAGCTATTAATGTCTAACAGGATTATCTATAGACCTGCAGGAGCTTATATTAATATACCTGTACTAAAAGACTCTTCATATATTGTAGGGTTTGAGAACGCAGGAGGAGAAGTATTATATCAGGAGTCTATAACAAACTCTTTGGTGTCTTCTACTCGATTAAGCTATATGAATGACTCAGGTACAGCAGGCTTAGATTCTTTTATAGATAGAGTTATAGCAGACGGAGGTACTGTAGTAGAATCTTCATGCCTTAAGAATTTATTATGCAATGATTTTGCAGGCCTTTCAAGAATATCAATAGACGGAGAGATTATTACTGTAAAGACTTTAGAGCCTTCTAAGTATCCTTATTATAAATTAACATTCATTAATAAGTTTGGAGCTCTACAGGACATGTACTTCACAGGTAAGTCACAGAAAAAACTAAACGCTACAGCAGGCTCTTCTTATAGGCGTAATACTTTAGTAGATGACTCGTATAGTATAAACAAACATGTTAAACTAAATCAAACTAAGAACGGAGTAGAGTCTCTGTCTTTAAGTACAGGATTTTTAGACGAGGGACATAACGAGGTCTTTAGACAGATTCAACTCTCAACGGCTTTATGGATTGAAATAGACGGAGTGACTCTTCCTGTAGAAGTTAAAGACTCAGGAATGGTGTATAAGACTTCTGTAAATGATAATCTTATAGCTTTTAAGATAGATGTAGATTTTGCTTTTAATACTATTAATGACATTAGATAAATGAATAAAATAGAGCTAAGAATAGACGGAATTAAGACGGAACTCTTTGAAGATGAGGTAATATCTATTACTCAAACTATCAAGAACGTAAAAAAGATTGATACTATCTTCACAGATTACTCTCAGGACTTCTCTCTTCCTGCCAACTCTATTGAAAATCAACGTATCTTTAAGAGGTACGAGAATATAAATATAGTAGGAGGCTATGACAATAGAGTAAAGCATGTAGCTACTATCAGTATGAACGGAGTCTTATTCAAGAAGGGCTATGTACAGATTAATAACGTAATAATCAAGAACGGTATAGCTGAGTCATACTCTATAAGATTTATAGGAGGGCTTAGCTCTCTTAAAGGAGCTCTAAAGCAGAACAAATTATCTTCTCTTACTGTCTTAGATAGTGCTGAGAACTCTTTTTCTGTGACATCTACTTCTATTAAAAACTTACTACAGAGAGATGCTAACTTCACCTCAGCTACAGTCCCTAATGGATTCGACTTATTGGCTTCTCTTATATCTACAGAGGGAGGTATATTTTTTGATTCTGTAACTCATACAAATGACACTCCTAACGCAGACTATAACGGAGGCACAGACAACGGATTATACTACAAGAATCTTAAGCCTTCAATAAGACTTAACGCTATTATAAGAGCTATAGAAGATACCTACGGAATAACATTCTCTTCAGACTTTTTCAAAAACGATGCTAAGCCTGAGATGAACAATCTCTTTATGTATCTTAACAAAGAGAAGGGAGAGCTTAAAGTAGAAGACGATAACGACTCTTACTTATTAAGTAACTACTCTTATCTTAATTGGACTTCAGTAGACGGAGCGAGTACGCAGTCTTCATGGTATGATATTACATCTAATTCAGCAGGTAGAATAACGGTAACTCCTGACACATTTCCTACAATCATGACAGGCTGTACTATGACTATCACTCCTGACGACACAGCTTTAGAGTATCAAATAAGAATATACAAACTATCTACAGGAGAGAGTCTTATAGATGAGTGGAGGACAGGAACCTCTACTTTAGACTTCTCAGGCAGTACTCTTTCAGGAGACTTAGTTTTTAGAGTAGGAATAGAAGGAGATAATAATATAGAGATAGAATTAGACTACGCTATAACAGGAACTTCAAATGATTTTCAGCTAACAAGTAACGCTCAATCTTTTGAGACTATACCTTATTCTGTAGCTAACAATCTTCCTGACATGACTATAGAGAAGTTCTTAAAAGGACTGTTCACTATGTTTAACTTAATAGCTTATGAAGGAGCTTCAGGAGAGATAGTAGTAGAGACTTTTGTAGATTACGTAGCTTCAGGAGTAGACACAGATATAACAGAGTATGTAGACGACACTACGGTAAGAGTAGACGGCTCTTATCAGTATGCAGGAGTTAAGCTTAGCCATGCAGAGGCAGGAGATAAGAACTCTTTAGCAGAAGACAACTTTCAAGGTAAACCCTTTGGAGAGTTCTCTTATAGTGCTGTGGAGATAAATACAGGAGGAGCTGAATATGAGTTAAGTACTCCTTTCTCTATAATACAATATAGAAGGCTTACAGATGACGTAGACGGTTCTAACACAGATATTCAAATAGGAGAAGTAGTAGACTCTAATGATAACTCAATAGTAACTAAACCTATCTTATACTATCCTCAGAAGTTAGATATCTCTTTTGCTCTTAAGACTTCTGCATCAACCTCAGAAGAAGTTACAGGAGTAAACATTCCTACTAATACTGTAGAGCTTTATAGTGTGGACTCAGACTTAACTATAACCTTTGGAGTAGAGACATCTCCTTATAATAGAAGTAGAGCTTTTACAGGCACCTTATGGAGTACTTACTACAATAGGTTTTTATCTCCTATATTCAATATAAGAAATAGACTTATAAAAGTAGAAGCGAGCCTTCCAATAAAGATACTCACTTCGTTTACTTTAAGAGATAGATTTGTTTATAAGAATATTCCTTACAGAATTAATTCTATTAAGACTAATCTTCAGACAGGACAGAGCTCTATAGAGCTTTTAACGGATACGGTTTTTGTGAATGAGGAATTCTCAGTAGCTGTTATAGGGAACGCTCCTGTAATTACTATAACAGGCTCTAATCCTGACACTGTCAACGCTTCAGGTTTTCCATATTCAGATGCAGGAGCTACGGCTACAGATGTAGAAGACGGAGCACTATCTGTGACGACTATTCAGGACTTAACAGATATATCTACTGTAGGTACTTACTATGTAAGATATAGAGCCATTGACTCTGACAATAATGTAACAATAGCTAAGAGAACGGTTATAGTAGAAGATACTACAGCTCCTGCGATATTAACGTGGACATATAACAGCAGGACATCATCAACGGTAACGGTCAACTATGACGTTTCAGACGGAGGGACAGGCATTCAGTCTTTACAATTTTGGTATAAGGAAGTTTCGTCTTCAGATTGGATTCTTAAGAACACTACTCAAGGAGCAGGAGCATCAACTTTAACCTCTACATTCCAATATAAAGGACTTACTTCAGGTGTTAACTACGATTTTAGAGTAGTAGCAAAGGATTTAGTCCTTAATGAGAGTACTTCAGGGACTATTAATCAATCAACTTTATAAAATGAGGCAAGAGATAGACATAGTAGATACATTAAAACTACTTAGGGAGCATGATTTTGAAGGCTTCTCGTATTACATAGAGGTAGCGAAGGGCTTAAATAAGAGGCCTACTACATTAAAAGAGGGAATTAATCAAATAAGAAGAGCGTTCAAATGGCAGATAAGAAGAAGGTAATAGATTTACAGGTAAATAGTAATGCTAAAGACGTTACTAAAGATGTAAAAGGATTAAACGAAGAGTTAAAATCAGTAGAAACTACTAACGAGAAAGGCTCTAAGTCGTTTGAAGGTCTTAATAAGTCATCAAAATTAGCCTCTACAGGAATAAAAGGAATAGGAACTGCTATGAAAGTAGCAGGAATAGGTCTTATAGTTAGTGCTGTAGCAGGATTAATGGCTGTATTTAGCAAGAATCAGAAGGTTATAGACACTTTAACTACTGCTATGAACTTCTTACAAGTAGGATTCACTACGGTCTCAGACGCTATATCTACAGCTTTCAGCAAGGCTTCTGAATTAACAGGAGGCTTCGACGCTTTAGGAAAGGTTATGAAGGGCTTAATTAACTTAGCTATAATTCCATTAAAGATTCAATTTAACCTTCTTAAAAGTGGCTTACAATCGCTTAAGGTAGCTTATGAGAAAGTCTTCGGAGATGACGAAAGTGTAGAGAAGGCTAAGGCAGACTTAAAAGAGACTCAGGCTCTTATTCAGGAATTAGGTAAAGACTTCGTAAAAGCAGGAAAAGATATAGCAACAAACTTTGGAGAAGCTATAGGAGAGGTAGGAGATGTTATTAAAGGAGTAGCTACTGAGATAAGTAATATTGACGCTTCAAAAATATTGGAGACTGCTAAAGCTATGAAGGACTTAGATAAGGCTTCAGAGATAGCTCAGGCTCGTCAAACAGGACTTATAGAAGAGTATGACAGGCAGGCTGAAAAGTTAAGACAGATAAGAGACGAGGAGCGAAATACAATCGACGAAAGAAGAAAGGCTAACGAAGACTTAAAAGCTGTATTAGAAGAGCAGACAAAAACAATGCTTAAACAGGCTGACGTAGTTGTAGCCAACGCAAGAGCTCAGTTCGATGCTAACAAAAACTTAGAAAATGAAGTAGCCTTAATTAACGCTCTGTCAGAAAGGAAAGGAGTCTTAGCACAAATAGAAGGATTCATATCTGAGCAGAAGGCTAACGACTTAGCTTTAGATAAAGAAGCTATAGAATTAATAGAGACGAAGGCAGAAGCTGAGAACTCATTAGCTATTCAAAAAAAGAGATTCACAGCAGAGCAGATTACAGACGATGAGATGAGAATAGAGGCTCTTAAGTTAGTCTTAGAAGAAGAGAAGATATTAGAGCTTGAAAGATTAGAGAATAAGAAGTCACTTTTTAAGGAAGGGACTCAGGCTTATGTAGATGCACAGATAGAACTGAATGAGAAAAAACAGGAATTCTACGAAGCTGAAATAGAATTAGAGACTGAAAGAAAGGAGCTTTTAGAAGAGAAGAAATTAGAAGAGAAGGAGAAGGCTGAAGAGGAGAGATTAGCAGAGATAGATAGACTTAAAAATATAGCAGAAGAGAAGGTAGCTTTAGAACAGGAAGAAGCTGACAAGAAGAAGGCTATTAATGAGCAGTACCTTTCTTTCGCTCAGGGCTTTACAGGTCTTTTAGGAGAGATAACAAAAGGGAATAAGGCAGTAGCTTTAGCGGGGTTAGTTATAGAGAAGGGTTCGGCTATTGCTAAGGTCATAACTTCTGCTCAGGAATCTATAGCTATTCAAAACAGTAATGAAGCTAAGATACCGTTCTTACTTCCTTCTCCTACAGGAGTAGCTATTCCTAATCCAACTAAGGCAGTATCACTTCCTAAGACAGCTACTCAGATAGCTAAGACTAAAATAGGAGCAGGTTTGAGTATAGCAAGAATTACAGCTACTTCATTATCATCTTCAGGAGGAGGAGTCTCAGGAGGAGGAGCTTCAGGAGGAGGAGGAGCTACTTTTTCTCAAGGTGCTCAGACGGACAACTTTGATAGTATAGGCTCAGATACTCCTTCAAATATAGCTCAGGCTAATAACAACTCTAACTCTCAGCCTGTGCAAGCCTACGTAGTTTCTACTGAAATAGCCTCAGCTCAGGCTCTTGAAAGGAATAGGATTGATAATGCAGGCTTTTAAAGAATTGATATAATTAACAAAATAATACGTTTTAATAATATGGAAGATAACATAGATTTAGTAGAGCTGTTCATAGATGAGACAGACGATAAAGACGGAATTTTCGCTATAAGCTTTGTTCATGAGCCTGCTATAGAGGAGGACTTTATACATTTAGCACAGCACGAAATAAAGTTTCAGTCTATAAACGATGATAAGAGATTGGTAGTAGGATTAGCTTTAGTACCTGAAAAGAAGATATTAAGAGTTAACAAAGGCAAGAAGTTTAATGTAATGTTTTCAAAAGAGACAGTGCTAAAAGCCTCTCATTTGTACATGAAAAATCTTAACCTATCTAACACTACAACTAATCACGAAAGCAAGGTAAGAGACGTTACTGTAGTAGAATCATGGATTATAAATGACACTAAAAATGACAAGATAAACACCTACGGACTAAAAGCAGTTCAGGGAGGTTGGGCTGTTATATTTAAGGTAGAGAATGATGAGGTGTGGCAGGAGGTTAAAAACGGAACTTACAAAGGATTTAGTGTAGAAGGAAAGTTCTCAGATAAATTAGTAGAAGCTTCTGTAGTTTATGATGACTCAGTAATGACAGAGAAGAGAGCTGAAGAGCTTTTAAAACTAAATAGAGAACTAACAGAGGAAGAGGCTAATGAAGTCTTAGACCTTATAAAAAGCACTTTAGCATAATGGCAGACGTAATAGATTTTCAAGCTGTAGACGGTTCTTATCAGGAAAGTGTTTTAAAGAACTTAAAAGCGTTAGCAAGAAACTCAGGAGGAGGAGGAGACACAGGCCAAAGAATTAATAAGTTTGGAGAGAACTTAGATATAGACACGGGCACCCCTGAAATAGTCGCGTACTTTGGAGGAGCTTATAATCCTCAGACGGCTGTAATAAGTACAGCAGGAACTTTCACGATAACTTATAACAACGGGACTGACGGCTCAGCAGGAATCGGAGCAAGAGTACTTCTTATAACTTATATTGATGAGAATGATAACGAAGTAGACGGATATCATACTTTAGGGAGCTCAGGCTCTGACGTTACAACTTTCTTAGGTAAGGGAATTAATAGAGCTGTAGTTGTTTCTTTTGGGACAGGATATTACAATCAAAATAATATAACTATAACAGCTACTGTAGGGGGTTCTACTCAAGCTATGATACCTCTTCAGTTAAGTGTTACTCAACAATGTTTATATCACGTACCAATAAATAAGACTCTTTCACTAAGCTTTATACAGATAAACGTAATAAAGACTGCAGGAGGACAGCTTCCTATAGTAAATGTTAAGCTATACTCTTATTCAAGAGTAACAGGAGGAAGATATACTGTAGCTGACTTCGATATAGACTCGAGTTTAGAGAATAGTAGAGTAATTAATTACGGAGTACCTATCACTTTTACAGGGAGAGAGGTAGTCTATTTAGAAGCTTCTACAGACCAAAATAACACTAAGGTTTTCGCAAGATTTTCAGGAATATTAACAAACTCATAAATATGGAAGCTAAATACTGTAAAAGAAAAAATACATACACTATTGATAAGTGCGAAGGTTGTAAGTGTGACTTTGAGAGAGCTCAGGGAATAGGAAGTCTAACAGGACAGGTAGCCTATCCACAGATTAAATAGTATTATCAAAGAATTGATATAGAGACGCGAAGCACTCGTCTTGTATTTATAATTAATATTAACAAATAAACATTTATGAACAAAGCAACAGAAACACTTAATAAACTTAAAGTTTTATTAGGAATGGAAGTAGCTTTTGAATCTGCAAAGTTAGAAAACGGAACTGTATTAGAAGCTGAGAGCTTTGAGGCAGGGAACGAGGTTTTTATAGTAACAGCAGAGGAAAAAGTAGCTTTACCTGTGGGCTCTTACACTATGGAAGACGGTAAGGAATTAGTAGTAGCTGAAGAAGGATTAATCTCTGAAGTTAAAGAAGCTAATACTGAAGAAGCTCCTGTAGAAGAAGTACCTGTAGAAGAAGAAGCTGAATTAGAGAGAGTAGAGACTGCTCCTAAGAAAGTAGTAACTACAACTTCAGAGGAAGTACACTTCTCGTCAGAAGAGCTTAAAAGCCTATTCGATGAGGTAGCAGAACTTAAGTTAGCTCTATCTAAAGTTTTAGAAGCTAAAGCTACAGAGTTATCTGTAGAGGTAGAAGAAGAAGCTGAGGTTAAGACTGAAGTAGAATTATCAAAGGACGAGGAAGCTACTAAGCTTTTCGCTCATAATCCAACAAGAAAAAAAGAAACTAAACTAATCAAAGGTAAGCTCTCAAAAAAAGAGATAATCTTTCAAACAATTAACAACGCTTAAAATATGGCAACTACAACAAGTATCACAACAACTTATGCAGGAGAGCACGCAGGTAAATTTATCTCAGCCTCTCTATTAACTGCTAACACTATCATGAATGGTGGAGTAGAAGTTAAACCTAATGTAAAGTACAAAGAGGTAATTTCAAGAATCGACACAGACGGTCTTTTAAAAGACGGTACATGTGACTTTACGGCTACTTCTACTGTTACAAAAACAGAAAAAATATTAGAACCTAAATCGCTTCAGGTTAATTTACAAATCTGTAAAACTTCATTAAGAAATGATTGGCAGGCTATCGAAATGGGCTTCGGAGCTTCAGACGTTATGCCTAAGTCTTTTCAGGATTACTTAATCGGATACGTAGCTGATAAAACAGCTTCAGCAGTAGAGACAGCTATATGGAGTGGAACTGCAGGAGGAAACGGTTCTTTCGCAGGATTTGAGACTTTACTATCTTTAGATGCAGACCTACCTTCAGCAAATGAAGTAACAGGTATTACTGTAACTTCAGGAAACGTTATTGCAGAAATGGGTAAAGTAGTTGACGCTATTCCTACTACTATGTTTGGTAAAGATGACGTTCTTTTATATATCTCTCAGGACGTGTATAGAAAGTATGTTAGAGCTTTAGGAACTTTAGGACACATCGACAGATTCAACAATCAAGAGATTGATAATTTAGTATTTGACGGAGTTAAAATCTTTGTAGCTAACGGAATGTCAGCAAATACAATGATTTGCACTCAGAAGAGTAACTTATACTTCGGTACAGGATTACTTTCAGACCACAATGAAGTATCTATCTTAGATATGGCTCAGTTAGACGGTTCTCAGAATGTACGTTATATTGCTCGCTTCACAGCAGGAGTTCAATATGGTGTCGTTGAAGATATCGTGACATACGGAATTACAAACGCTGTTAACTAAGAAATAACTAACAGTATAATATAGTATCAGGGAAGGTTAAGAAATTTTCCTTCCCTTTTTTAATAATAATCAGGAAATAAATTTCCTACAATACATAATAAATATGGCATGCGATTTAAGTACAGGACGCTCTCAGGCGTGTAAGTCAGTTGGAGGTCTTAAGCATATAGAGTTAGCTAACTATAATTCAGGAGGAGCTACTTTTTCTGCAGACGGTTCAATAGCTACGTTAGTAACATCTACTACTTTTTATAAATATGATTTAAGAGGAGCTAACAATACAATAGACGAAGTAGGAGAGTCATCAAGAGACAATAATTCTGCCTTCTATACAATATCAGGAACTATTCAGCTACCTTATCAGGATGAAGATACTCGTCAAGAATTAGAGACTGTAGCTAAGACAAGAGTCTTTCTAATTACTGAGGATTTTAACGGAGTAAGAAAGCTTTACGGTTTAGATGACGGCTTAGATGTCTCTATAGGTGCAAATTCAGGTGCAAATATGGGAGACTTCAACGGATACTCTTTGACTTTTTCAGGAATTAATACACAGTTAGCTCAAATGGTAGACGGAGCTACAGGAGTCTCTTTAGCAGTAACTCAAATAACTCCTAACTAATGGCCTGCGATATCAGTAAAGGGCGTTTAGTACCATGCAAGAACGCAGGAGGATTGAAGGCTATTCATTTTATTAATTTTAACTCAGCACTATATGAAGACTTAGAGTTAGACGCTACGACTGAAGAAGTTACAGGCTTCTCATCGTCTAATATAAGCTTATATAAATATGAGTTGAGAGGAGCTAATAATATGATAGAGACAGGAGAGACTAATGGAGATAATAACTCTGCTTTTTGGACAGGGACAGGAGCTCTACAGTTAGCTTCTCAGAACGCTGTAACTCGAAAGGAAGTTAAGCTTATGGCTTACGGAAGACCTCACGTAATTACAGAGGGGTGGGACGGAGTATTTAAACTATATGGAGCTCAGAATGGTTGTAACGTAGCAGTAAATACAGACTCAGGAACTAACTTAGGAGATTTTAACGGATATTCTGTTAATATCACATGCTCTGAAAAAGAGCCTGCTTTTATAGTTAGCTCAGCAATCATAGGAGACACATTTGAGTCTACTATAGTAGTTGGAGTATAATAAAATAAACTTAGTAAAATGAAGAGGCTCTTAATTGAGTCTCTTCTTGTTTTAAAACGTCACAGAAAGTGACAAATATGAAAAAGTGTCACGATTTGAGACGTGTATCTTACTGATTAACAGCCATTATGAGCAAAAGAGGGTTACTTTATAGAACTACTATATAACTATCTTACAGGGTATCTCACTTTTTTGAGCTGTATTATATTTGGGGAGCTTATTTTTTAAATGATATATTTTACAAAATAAATCGTATTACTTATATGATAACACTACAGGAATCAGGAGATGCACAGTCTTTTAAATTTATAGGAAGGGACGGAGTTCATTCTTTCGCAAGATTTACAGATGAGCAGTCGAATGTTAGCTATTGGATTGACTTGAACGGTATAACTGTTCAGGCAGACTACAATGAAATATCTACAGCTTTTGCTTTTATAATAGAAGACCATACATATAGCTTAAAAGTATATTCAAGCTCAGGAGATGCCTTTCTTACTTTGTCAGGCAGAGAAGTAACAGCAGTTACAGATGAAAGAGCTTTAGAGGGTACTGTCTTATTTAAAGACTTAGTTTTAGGAGTGCCTGTAGTAGATAATACTTCAGGAAACTACTCAGACGTAGTAGAGAATGTAACAATAAACGAATATACAATCTTAGATTAATATGGAAGAAAATCAGTATAACATAGAGATAGTAAACCTATCTTCATATACATCTCCTCTAATAGTAGAGAATGATAGAGACGAGGTTATAGAGTATGGAGAAGATAACAACTACTTTCAGTATCTTATAGACAGGTTTATAGGCTCTACGACCAATCAGGCAGTCATAACTCAAATATCTAAAAAGATATATGGCAAAGGAATAGACGCTTTAGACTCAAGCAGAAAGCCTGAGCAGTACGCTCAAATGAAGAGTTTGATTAAAGCTAAAGATTTAAGAAAGATTATCTTAGATAGAAAGCTTTTAGGAATGGGAGCTATTCAAGTAACTTATAAGAGTAAAAAAATACACTCTATTAGTCACTTTCCTATGGAGACACTTAGAGCAGGAAAGCCTAATGATGAAGGAAAGGTGGAGAAATGGCTCTATCATGAGAATTGGACAGAAAAAAAGAGAGGTGACGATATTCAAGCTTTTCCTATTTTTGGAAGCTCTAAAGGAACTAAGACAGAGATATATATAGTATCTTCTTATACTTCAGGATATTATTTTTATCAGCCTGTAGATTATGCAGGAGCTCTACCTTATGCTTACTTAGAGGAGCAGATAGGAGACTACCTTATCAATGATATTAACTCAGGATTCTCAGGAACTAAGATAGTAAACCTTAATAACGGAGTACCTGACAAAGAGACTCAGAGAAGAGTTAAAGCAGACATTCAGCGTAAATTCGCAGGAGCAAGAGGAGATAAAGTTATAGTAGCTTTTAACAATAACTCAGAGTCAGCTACTACAGTAGAGAGTCTTCCTTTAGATAACGCTCCTGAACATTATGCTTATTTGTCAGATGAGTGCAGAAACAAACTTATAACAGCTCACGCTGTAACCTCTCCTCTTTTATTAGGAATAAGAGACACAGGAGCAGGCTTAGGAAGTAATGCAGACGAGATTAAGAACGCTTCTTTATTTTTTGATAACACAGTAATAAAGCCTTATCAGGAAGAGGTTACAGACGCTTTAAGTGAAATCTTATCAGTCAATGATATATCTTTAGACTTATACTTTAAAACTATACAGCCTTTAGAGTTCATAGATACTGAAGGAATGACTCAAGAACAGGAAGAAGAGCAGACAGGCGTAAAGATGAGTAAGGAGCATGATTTTGATGATAAAGAGATGTTAGACAATCTTAACGGAGAAACTATAGACGCTGAAGAGTGGGAGTTGGTAGATTCGAGAGAGTATTCAGAAGAGAACTCTGACGTAGTCTCATGGGCAAACGAGAAGATAGCCACTAAGCTGTCTTTAATTCAAATGATTAAGAATGTTATAAAAAGTAATCCTAACGGAGACTCTTCTTTAGATAAGAGCTTCTATAAGGTTAGATATACTTATCAGGAGAAGTACGCTTCAGGTAATAGCAGAGAGTTCTGTAAGACCATGATGAGCAGAACAGGAAAGGGAGTAGTCTATAGAAAGGAAGATATAAACCAAGCTTCATTCTCAGGAGTAAATAAGTCACATGGGCATAAAGGCAAATCATATTCTCTTTTTCAGTACAAAGGAGGCGTGAACTGTGGCCATTTCTTTCAGGAGGAGTTATACAGATTGAAGAGTAAGACGGAGAAATATATCTCAAAAGGAAAGGAAGTAGATAAAATACCTTCTACTTATACTCCAAAAGGGACAGAATATGATAAAAGCAAAATAGCACCAAAAGACATGCCAAACAACGGACATCACCCAAACTACAATAAATAAGATGAAAGCACTTTTTATAAGCACTCAAGATTTAAAGCGTCATAGCATAATGAATGGAAACGTAGACGCTACTAAGTTTACTCCTTATATAGAGCAGGCTCAGGACATACATGTACAGGCCTATATAGGGACTGACTTATATGAGAAGCTTCAGGCTCTTATTATTGCAGGAACTATAGGAGACGAAGCTAACGCTGTCTATAAGACGCTTTTAGATGACTTTATAAAGCCTATGTTAGTTCAATGGAGCTTAGTGATGTTTATTCCTTTTGGAGGCATTACGTTAGCTAATGGAGGCTTATACAAGCATAGCTCAGAGAACTCTGAGACGATAACTAAAGAAGAAACGGACTATCTTCAGGAGCAAGTAAGAATAACAGCTAACAGTTATACAGATAGATTAGTACAGCACCTATGTAATAATTCTACTTTATATCCTGAGTTTACAACTAACACAGGTTCAGATATAAGTCCTAATCACAGAACTGACTTTTTAAATTGGGTAATATAAAAAATATGACTATACCAAAATTCTCATTAATTCCTTCAGGAAAGAAGGTAGATAAGCTTTATAGTCCCCTTCCTGCTGACGGAGGATGTGACTTTACATACATAAGAACTTATGAAGGCACTTATACAGATAAGGACGGTTTAATTAAAACAGCTGTAGCAGGAGAGCCTCGATTTGATTATAGAAATACAGAGAGAGTTACCGAAAAAAACATACTTAGATTTTCAACTACAAATCCTTCTTTGATTTATGCAGGAGGAATATCAGGAGTAGAGAATACCTTAGCTACAACTCCATTAGGTAACACTACAGAAAGGGACGGAGGAATGATATTAGATATTACTTTATCAGGAACTATATCTCATGAATTTCAACACACTCTGTTAGAGGCTTTAACAGTAGGAGAGACTTATACTTTAAGTATATGGATTAAGTCTGCTTTTACGAGTGATTTTCAGTTAGGCTATGTGGATAATTTTACTGCTATAGAAAGTATTAATGCTGTCCCTTCGGGTTTAGACGAATGGGAGAGGCTAACACATACATTCACAGTCCCTGCAGGAGTTGTGACCCTACCTCGAATAAGATTCAACGGATACTCTAATGGTAATGACGGAGAAACTTATAAACTTTGGGGAATGCAATTAGAGATAGGAGACGAGGCTACAGATTATAGTGAGAGCTTTTACCCTTCTTATAAATACAATAGAGGGCTATTAAAATGTCCTGAATTATTAATGGAGTACGCTCATCAAAATTTAGTTAAATATTCAAATGATTTTAGCACGTCATGGACTTTAACAAATGTTGCTCGAACTCTTAACGCTACGATATCTCCTACAGGAGAAATGAATGGCGTAGAGATAAAAAATACTAATCCTTCGAACTGCATGATTTATCAAGCTATTTCATGTACTGCTTCTACAGAATATACTATCTCTTTTTGGGTTAAGTTAGGCTCTATGCCTCGCAATAGATTTAGAGCGATGCTTTATGATGAAACTAACGCTGCATATTTTGAAGATGACTTAATGCCTTATGATTTAAAGACTGACGAATGGACGAGAATAACTCATACTGTAACTACTCCTGTGGGTTGTCTTTCTTTTAGATTATATCCTTTCAGGAATAATAGCTTCTCAGAAATGGAAGGACTGACTTATTATCTATACGGGGCTCAGGTTGAATTAGGTGCTGTAGCTACTTCTTATATTCATAATGTAGATAATACGCAAAATACAAGAGCTTTAGACAGGGTTAATCCTGTTACAGGTGTAGACGTGACATCTCCTGATTGGACTGTCTTTTTAGATATAAATTTAGATGAGGCTTTTGAATCAACTAATAGATTAAGTATAGGTGACGGCACAACGAATAATAATATTCAGCTTTTACATATAGACTCATTAAATTCCGTTAGAACAGCGGTCTACATAGGAGGCTCTTCTACAGGCTACACTTATGACGCTGACTTAGGTACGATAGGGAGAAGAGTTAAAGTGGCTATGGTATCTACAGCAGAAGGTTATGACGCTTATTTTAATGGGGCATTTGCAATATCTAAGACATCAGGCAGAGTAGATACTTCTTCTTATTCAGATATAGGATTAGACAACGGAACGAGCAATTATACAAACGGCAGGATAAGAGAATTTAGCTATTATGATACTAACCTATCCCCTGCAGAATTAATAGAATTAACAACACTTTAGAAATGAGCGATAACATAGAGTACATGAAAAAAAATTGGCTTACATTCTCTAACGTGGTTGTTTTGGTTAGCTTTATGCTTTATCAGGCTAAGTGGCAGGAGAGAGTAGACTCTCAAATATCCTCTTTGCAGATAGAGGTAGCTAAGCATACTTCCGATAAGGACGCTCATAGGCCTTTAGGGACTTCTATTCAATTATTTGTACCTCGTACAGAGTTAGACGGTAGATTAGAAAGCATCATGAGGACTTTAGAGAAGATTGATAAAAAATTATAATATGAAAGATAAAATCACATATTTAGACTTAGTGATACCTGTATGCGTCTTATATCTTACAGGCCTATGTCTTTGGAGTTATTTTGTTAATGGAAGATACTACAGCTACCCTATTTTCGATGTGTTTTTAGTTTTAATTTTAACTTCATTTTTAGGAGTTAGTATTATATCTTTACTGAGAGATATAGATAGTTTAATAGGCTTTAAAAATATAACTAAATACATAGAAGATGAAATTAACAAAGAACTTCGATAAGAGTGAGTTTAATTGTAACTGTGGCTGTGATATGCCTGACGATGTATTAGAGAATATAAAGTTATTAGCAAAGGAACTTCAGGTAGTAAGAGATTACATAGACGAGTCTATAACAATTAATTCAGGCTACAGATGTTTAGAATATAACAGAAGCGATGCAGTAGGCTCTAATGATGCTTCACAGCATCCAAAAGGAAAAGCAGGAGATGTAGTAGCTAAATCATATACTCCTGACGAGCTTTATAACGTAGTCAAGAATATAAAGCTAAATCCATTTCTATCTGAGCCTTTAGCTATTAACGGAATAGGGCGTTATGATACTTTCACTCATTTAGACATTAGAGACAATGTAGCTGAGTGGGACAATAGGACTAAATAATCGTATTAACTATATGAAATACTTAGAATGGTTATTAATAATGTATGTAAACTTATTAGGATTTTTAACAGCTCCTGTTATATTCCCTTTAGCTTACTTACTTAGAAACGTAGAAATAGTAAGAGATTATATCCTTTGGATTTATTATGATGACGAAGACGAGTTTGGATTTGACGTCCATTGGTTTAAGCCTGAGATGAAGGACGGCTTCAGAAAGGCTTATCTGTGGTGTGCTATAAGGAACCCTGCATGGAACCTACATACATTAAGTATGATTAATGGCTCAGACTCTAACTTTATATTCAAGAAGCCTTCAGGAATGCTACAGAAAGACGGAAAGATATTAGAGCCTCAGCTAAGATATTCGGCTGTTTTAAAGTATGTATCTAAAGACGGAGAGTACTTAGACAACAAAGGAGAGATACTCTCTCTAAAGCACTCTATAATAGGTAGTCAATATGTAGACTTCTATGATAAGAGAACGAATATAGACTATTGGAGGTACTCATTCGCGAATAAGGTCATAGACAATCTTTGGATAGAGCTTCAGATAGGATTCTCTACGAGAGCTACGTTCAGATTAAAGTTCAAAATAATTAAAAATATAACATAAATGCACGATATAGAAATAACAGAAGAAGAGCTTTTACTATTAGAATCTCCTTCGGACTTTCATAAATGGCTGTACAGTCTTCATGAAGAAGTAGAGCTTACAGATGTAGACGAGATGATATCTTTCTATGAATCTAAACAAATGGAGTGGAATGTATCTACCTTAAAAACTTTTAAAAAATATATGCTATGAGCAAAGACAAAAAAGACGGAACAAAAGTAGGCAACTTCTTAAGGAGTATAAATTTCAAAGATGTAGCAGGAGTAGTAGGTAATGTAGTTTCAGGAAACATCAAAGGAGCTGTAGACATTATAACAGGTTCTACAGAGCTAACTGAACAGCAGATAGCAATGGCCTTAAAGGAATTAGAAATGGACGTAGTCGAGATGCAGGAAGTGACTAAGAGGTGGCAGTCTGACATGAACTCTGACTCATGGCTAAGTAAGAATATTAGGCCTCTATCTTTAGGATTCTTGACAGCTACTCTATTTATTTACATAATCTTAGACAGTTCGTTACAGGGCTTCTCTGTGGCTGACAATTGGATAGAGCTATTAAGCTCTCTTTTGTTGTTAGTGTATGGAGGTTACTTCGGAATGAGGTCTGTAGAGAAAGTAGCTCAGACATGGAAGGATAAAAACAATAACAAGTAAACTTCGTAATACATATAAGTATAATTAATTATAATTAAACATACATATCTATGACGCAAAAAATGAAGAGAGCCTTAGTTTGGCTCGTTTTAATAGCTTTAGCTATAACAGGAATAGTAGCTTTTACAAGCTAAGAACAAAAAGACAGTTTTATCGTATTACTACTGTACCATGACAATTTTAAATTTTATTTCTTAACATTTGTTTTAAAGGAGCTTCTATTATCGAGGCTCCTTTTTTTATTTTACTTTATGAAATACAAGATAACCTCTCCTATATCAGTAATCTTACCGAGAGTAAGAACTAAAGATAGAGTAATGCCTTTGAATATGAACAACTACGGCAATACTAACACCTTCACTAATGACGAAACAAAAAAGAAGTATAAGGAGATTATGAAGTCAACTCTTCAGGAAATATACATAGATAAACCTGTGGAGATATATTACAAGGTCTTCAAACAGTCTAACAGAAAGTTAGATAAAATGAATGTAGTAGCTGTAGTGTCTAAATATTTAATGGACGCTTTAGTGGAATTACATTGCATAGAAGATGATAATGACGACTTCATAAAGACAGAGTACATACTTCCTACAGAAGTAGATAAGAACTTTCCTCGCTGTGAGGTAACAATAATTGAGATAGAATAATCAAAAATTAGGGTATTATTTTATTTTGTATATTTGCTTCATAATAAAAATAAATGATATAAACAAGTACTTTTTAACAAATTGTTCAAATATGTCTAAAACTGATTTTAAGGCACTTTTAAGCATAGGTTTATTAATTCCATGATTGGTAAGACCTAAAATCTGAGAAAGTTCAGGAAACGTAAATTCGCCTATTTTGAATGTAAAAATAGTACTTTGGCACGATGTTTGTGATATGGTAAAATAAAGCAAAAACTGTTAACAAAAAGTGTAGTACGTCTAAGAAATACGTATTTAAACGATTAAAGTGTTAAAGTTTTGGATATATCCTTTATTTATTCTTATATTTGTGCTTTAATGTTCTTTTAATTACTGAGTGAGTGTTATGGCAAGCGTACAAACAGTGTTGCAGATTAGGTTCTGCTCAATGTAGGAAGATTCCCAAGGCATAAGCAAAAATTAAAACCTCTCAAATCAGGAGAGTGGTTCTTTGACATATAGTGTAAGTAGAGAGATTGAGTTCAGGTTATCTGAAAATCTAAAAGAGTATCTTAGATGAGTATGGCATCACTTTACAAAAGCATCAAAACTGACTTACATGAGAAATATAGCAAAGGGCTTTACCTGATAAGTAAGGCCTCTATAAATTGGTAGGGGTAACGGTTAAAGCAGGTTCGATTCCTGCACCTCTTCAAAAAAAACAGTCTCCTTTGTATCACTCGACTTAGCTTATTAGCATATTAAGGATTAGATATAGAGGAGATTTTTATTAAACATTAAAACAAATATCATGGAAGCAAAAAACAAAAAAAACAGTAAAAACTTTAAGAAGGCTATTCAATGGCTTACTAAGTATAATGGTTATAACGACCTTAGAGACACTCAGGAAGACGAAGAGTCTAAGGAGTGGAGAAAGTATAATCGTCTATGTGAAGACTCGTTTAATAGGTATTTAGACTACTGCTCAGAACTACCAAAAGCAGAAGTAAAAAGAATAGAAAATTCAGATTTATATTAATATCATGAGAATAGATAAAGTTATATTAGATGTAAACAGTCTAACAGAGACCCAAGCTAAAACAATATTAAAAACCTACAACTTCAATTTATTTGGAGACAATAGAATGAATGAGACTATAAATAATGAGAGGCTCCATACATTAAAAGGAGATATTATTTCATTAGTTCTCTTAAGAAAAATAAAACAGAGTAAATTATCAGTAATTAAATATACAAAAAACATAAAGTTATAAAGTCATGAAAAAAATACAGATTAACTTAGAAGATTACAGAAACTTATTAAGAATTAAGAATGCAGTAGTAACCATGAGAAAATATAAGGAGCACGATAATCCTGAAGTTTTTGAGTTCATGGTAGAGAAAGCTTATGAGAGAGCTTTAGAAAGCTTATACGATTTAGACAATCCTAAAACAGAGGAGGAGATTGTATCTCTTTTTAAAGGTAGTAAAGAGGTTCTTATGCGTAGTTGAGGATTGATAACTTAAAAAACTAAATAATAATGGAAAATATACAAAATTACAAAGATGCACTTGCTTCTGTTTCTAAGAAAGAAATGGAACAAAGAAAAACTATTAAAAGACTATTGCAAGAAAAAGAAGAACTAAAAAAGCAATTAGCTTTATACGGTGTTGTAGGGCGAAGCGAACAGTTGCCATTTAATAAATGTCGTGATGGTCTTAGTAATGATTGTAAATGCAAAAAAGTAGATGATTGTATTAATAATTAATGGCAATTTCCTACAACACAAAAATAACAGGATTAACATGGACTAATCTATAAAAACAAATAAAATGAAGAAACAAACACAAATTTGTCAGGTAGAGCTTCAGGCTATATTCGACATTAACGGATTAGACTCTTTTAGGTCTGACAGCTCACAGCTTACAATTAAGAACGGAGTAGTATCTGTAGACGCAAAGTTCTGCGAATATTGTAGGCCATTTACGGAGGCTATAATAAACCATATAAACCTAATAGAAGATGAGCTACAGGACTAAAATATTATTGCTTATAGCTGTAGGTATGTCTTTGACTATTTACAGATGTACAGCTCAGACGATAATTACAGACGGAAACTTCACAGAGGCTTATAACACGATTGGAGGAGACTTCACTTTAGGCAATGAATGTGGAGTAGATAACTTCATGTATTTATACTATGAAGGAGACTTAACTCTTACAGCAGATTTATATCTTCAGGACGTGTTATTCACTATTTATGGAGACTTAAATAGAAACGGATTCGAGATTTTTTCTACATGTCCTGACTCAGAGTTAGTGATAGAAGGAGAGACTCTATCTGTAGATGTTGAAGCCTTAGAAGATGTAACTTTATTTCCTAATCCTACAAAGGGTATATTTCATGTAAAGACTAATAAGCCTTTTACTATCATGATATACGACTCAAAATTAGGCATAGTTAACGATATGCCTGACTTAAGGCATGCTTCTGCAGGAGTTTACTTAGTGAGAATAACTATAGAAGAAAAAACTTATACTAAAAGAATAATAAAACAATAGATATGAAAGATTATAAAATAACGTACAAAAATATTAAAGGAGCTACTCGAATAATAGTGGAGACAAATAAGGAGGCTGAAGAAAGGATACAAAAGAAACTAAATCAGGAAGCATACTTAAAGCTTATGCTGTTCTTTATAGCTGTAACAATATTAACTATAATACTAAACTAAATGAGAAAAAAGAAAATTGAAACAATTGTAAAGAGATTTGAGGATAGTGATGAATTTTACTATATAATTTTTAAGACTCATGATTCTATATTAGAGGCTAAAGTCGATAAAGAGAATTTAAGGTCAATGATAGAAACAATAGATAATCAAATAATTTAAACAAAATGAGAAAAAAACTAATAGACGGAGTTAAGTGCTCCGTAGATGAGAAAGGAGAATCAACATTTCACTTACCTGAAGATATGACTACAGGACAGCTCAACAAATGGAGAGCAAGAAATTTAAAAACAATTAATGAATTCAAAAACAATTAATATGAAATTAGCAGTAACATTATCACAAATTCAGTCAGACCTTAAAGTAGGAAAGACAATTCAAAAACAAGGCTTAAGATATAAGTATCGCTCAGCTGAACAGATATTAGAAGCTCTGAAGCCTCTTTTAAAAGCGTCTAAGACGTTTATACAAATTAATGAGGATTACATAGACGGAGGCTTAATTAAATCAACTGCGAGCATCTCAGACGGAGTAGAGACTATATCGTCTACAGCTATAGTAGGAGTAGATTTTGAACAGAAAGGAATGGCTATGCCTCAAAGATTTGGTAGTGCCTCTTCTTATGGAAAGAAGTATGCTTTAGGGAATTTATTCGCTATAGATGACACAGAGGACGCTGACGCTTTAGCTGAAGCTCCTAAGAAGGCTAAGCCTAAAATGACTACAGAACAGTTAGACAAGGCTATTAAGTTCATTAAATCAGGAGGAGCTATTAACTCTGTTAAGCAGAAGTATTGTATGACAGAGACTCAAGAGTCAATGTTAAGGAAACATTTATAAGTAGTTAGCAGTTTTTGATACGGAGTTAGAACAGAAATGAACTAACTTCGTATTATACATATCAAGGCAGAAGCAGAACAGCCTAAAGAAAATATAGTATGCAAAAGAAAATATCTAAATATTTTAAATTATGAGTGCAATTATCAATTTTTCAGTAGACTTAGCAAAATTAAAAAAACTTCCTAACTTCAAAGGTAAGAACGGAGCTGAGTATGTAAATTTAACAGCGTCTTTAAACAACGAGTCAAAGTTCGGTAACAACGTATCTTTTATGTCTTCACAGTCTCAAGAGGAAAGAGAAGCTAAAGAGCCTCGAAATTATATCGGAAACGGTAAAGTAGTTTGGACAGACGGACAGATAGACGTAGCTCAGAAAGAAGAGCAGGAAGTAGACTTTTAATAGCCTTTTTTTGCCACAATAATAACCTCATGAGAGCCTCTTTAATTAGAGGCTTTTATGTTAAAAATTAAAACAAATGATAAAAGACGATAAAGACAGAAAGGATACTCCTATTTATACAGGGTTTATAAAATACTTTCCTAATGCTATAGCAGAAGTCAGTAAGGCTTCATTAGTAGCTAATGAACAGCATAATAAAGGAGAGATACTTCATTGGAATAAAAACAAGAGTAAGCAAGAATTAGACTCTCTAATGAGGCATCTTGTGGATTATGCTTCAGGACATGACTACGACGAAGACGGAGTACTGCATTTAACCAAAGTAGCGTGGAGAAGCTTAGCTATGTTAGAACGAACTTTAACTAATACTTTTTAGTCATGGGAATAAAAGACAGAGCAGATAATCTTATAAATAGTAAGATTGAAAAGCTCCAAAGACAATTGGAGCAGGAAGGAAACTACATTAAATCATTGGAAGGTATAGTTGACGGAGAAACAATAGCAAAGGTAATATCTTCAACTAAAATAGAATTAATGACTTATCAATATATAAAATCAAGAATATGAAGGACGTAGAAATCAAGCAAGAAGAGTATAAGCTACTTAACGGAGACTTTATTAACTCTGAAGAGCTGTTTACTAAAATGAATGACGACGAATTCTACTACGGATTCTTAGGTAAGAACGCTTTAAGCTCCTCTTCTTTAAAAACAATACTTAAGAGTTGGGACGACTATTTAGATGAGCTCAGAGGATTATCTCCTGATATTCCTGCTCAGGCACTAAGAGACGGAAGATTAGTTCACTTAGCAGTATTAGAGCCTCATAGATTAGATGACTTAACTATCATAGATTCTACGAAGGGCTCAAACCTATTTAAAGAAGCTGTAAAGGAGAAAAGTGAAGCTGAGGTCTATACAAGTAGAGAGCTTAAGAAGTGCTTAGGAATAGCTATTAATGTGACTTCTGACTTTGATTCATTCTTATTGCTTCATGAGACTCAGAAGGAAGTATCAGGATTCATGAATTATAGAGGCCTACCTGTAAGAGGCAAGGCAGATTCATTGCATGTAGAAAATGGAATGGTTATTGATTTAAAAACAACTTCGGACGCTTCTCGATTCGAGGAGGCTATAAATCATTGGAGCTATGATATGCAAGGAGCTGTTTACTTAAAGATGTTTAACTGTGACAAATTTACTTTTATAGTAGTAGACAAGAGAACAGGAGAGGTATTAATAAGAGCTCTTAGTCCTGAAGAGCTTAAAAGAGGTCAGGATAAATTAGATAAAGCAATAGACATCTACATAGAGAATGCAGAGTCACTTAAACAATTTTACAAATAGAAATTATGAAAAAAAACAAATTAAGAACAGGACAGAAGTTATCTTTATTTTTAAGAGATATAGATTTTTGGAGGTGGGCGTTCCTTATGGGAATGGTTTATTTTCTTGTTGGTTGTAGTAAAGACGAGCCTTCAGAAGACAAAGACTGTAGCTGTAATAGAATCACAGAGGTAATAGTTAATCCTACTACAGGAAGACATACTTTAAAAGGAAACAATATTTGTACTAATGCTCCTTATTCTGCCGTAGATACTGATAAGATTTACTCAGTAGGAGATTTGAAATGTAATTTATAGATATGACACCAAAAGAAAAAGCAGTATGGTTAGTTGATTTTTTTAATAGATTTAACCTAACAACCTATGAAAAGAAAGAATGCGCTTTAATATGTGTTGATGAAATAAATGATGAATTAACTTTTTGGAGTGGAGGTTCAAAATTAGGTGAATGGGAAAAAGAAAGATTTAACTATTTGCAAGAAGTTAAACAAGAAATAGAATTACTAAAACAATAGATATGGGCATAGAGAAGCATAAAGATTATATCGAGCACTATGAAGCTACTATAGTGGATTTTAATGACGGCTTTAAGAAAGAGTACTTTAGAGATGTAATCAAGAGCAGAGAATCTCAGCAGATGTATGAGGCCTGTGCAGGAATAAAGGACGCTCTTAAATATTGTAAGAGCCTTAAAGCTGAAGAAGATGTATTATAAAAAAGACGCTGAAGCAATGAGATTTTGTTTAGATAAGGGAGTAAGAGTAATTCCTATTCCCTTATATCCTTCAGGAGATAAAATATCTTTAGAGATTCATAAAAAAGGAGCTAAGACTCAGAAGTCTAAGCTGACTTATAATAAAGACAATATGACTGCAAAAATCATAGAGTTATATCATCTTTTAGCAGTTAGAAATGGCTACTTAAAAGTGTCAAAAAAAATGACAGATTCTTAAAAGTGTCACGATTTGAGACGTGTAAGTAATTATAAACAAGCTATTTAACCTAAAACGGATAAGTATTATAAAACTACTACTTAAAGAATTATAAAACTACTATGTAATTACCTCTTATAGGTGCCTCATTAAAGTAACGTGGTTTAGGTGGAGCAGGACATAAAAACAAATTAAGAAATATGGTTATAAAATATAATCCTGTAGACAGCACAGGAGAAGAAAAAAACGGAGCTAAGTATCTTCCTAAGAGTGTCTTCTTAAGATGCTTTAAGAAAGGAAAGCTCCTTCATGTAGATAAGACTATAGCAGGCTCAGGAATGAGTCACTCCTTCTTAAACTCACTACCTAAGTCAGGAACTGTAAATATTCTTATAGCTCCAAACAGACAGGTAGTGTTAAGTAAGGAAGAGAGCTATCACAAAAACAAATCAAACTATCTGAGTAATATTCAATTCTTTTGTTCAGGCTCAGGAGATAGTGTCTTGCATAAGAAGACAGATATAGTAGTGACTACTACAGACACATGCTTAAAGATGTTTGACGAGCTATCAATGAAGAGCAAAGGGTTAGTACTTATAGATGAGTACCATTCAACTATACAGGGCTCTATATACAGGAGCTCCTTAGAAGGGTTCTTAGATAAGATTAAAAGGCAATGGCTTACAGAAGATACATGTATTACTACTGTGTCTGCTACTCCTCTATTATTTGCGAATGTAGATATAACTCTCATTCCTACTTCTTACTATAGGAGATATGACTTAATATGTAACGACAACTATAAGGAGGTTATAGAAGAAGCTAAGGACTACATAGAGAACAGCGAAGAGCACGTCATTATATTCACGAATTCAATTAAAGTAATTAGTCAATTCTCTACAAGAAAGAACGATAAGTCAGAGCTAAGAGCAGACCTTAAGGTGGGCTCTAAATTGTTAGAGAGTATCTGTAAGAGGTTCGAGTTAGTGTATAATCCTAAGTTCATTATAGGAAGCTCTCAGGCCTTTGAAGGGTTCGATATAGAAGAGAGTAATATTAGAGTATATTTCTTTCAAGATTTAGACAATGACACAGAGGAAGGCTTTAACGCAGGCAATATCTATCAGGCCATTAACAGGACGAGAAACGGATATAACTCAGCTACCTACTGTAAAGCTCCTAAGAAGGAGGTGCTCAATAGTATTGAGTCAATAGTAGAGATAGTAGAAGAGAGTAGCTTAAAGAATTATAACTATGGCTCGTACTCTCAACTAAACAGATTACCTAATTTAAATGTAGAAGATAAGTTCAGGTTCTTAAGGATACTTCAGGAAAGTAAGACAGCTTCAGGAGTTATCTATAAAGTGAATGAGGACTTACTAAACTTAGAGAAGGAGAAGGAGGTCATGATTAATAAGGGACTCTTTGCTACTGAGTATAGGGACTTCATTAGAAACAGAAATATTAACCTGATAGATACTCACTCTATACCTAAGACTGTAAGCTTAAAAAACACAAGAAATGCTCCTTACTATTGTTACATCAACAGAGATGTAATACTTCAGAATAAATTAAATGAGAAAGCTTTTATTTTTAAAGCTCCTGCAGACCATTATAAAGAAGGCTTCACGTTAAAAAAGTTAATACGCTCTTTCAGGTCACAGTATCAAGGTCATTTATGCTTTGTCAACTACATGCAGTACTATGATAATAATTTAATATTCTCTTCAGAGACTCAGAACTTATTAACCAAACATCTTAATGAAGGCACCTTAGAGCGATTCTTATGCGATTTAAAGCGTTCTTATGGTAAGAGTAAGAAAGAAGAGTTAAGAGCTCTTAGAAACTCTCCTACGAGGCTAAAGGAATTAAAAGAGAAAATCATAAGATATAAGAGAACTATTCAATTAAATGCTATAAAGCTAATAGGAGCTTTAACTAATGAGGAGATATTACTGTCAGAGAATATAGTGGTTAACAGAGACTACAATATTCTAACGAAGATAAGTATGAATGATATAGTTAGGATAGCTTCATTTATGAATATAACGGTTAAGGAGTTCGATATTAAGTCCTGTGCTCCTCGTGTAATTTATGCCTCTGCAGGATTCGAGCTTCATTCAGACTTTTATGGAGAAGACAAAGTTAATAAGGATAAGGTAAACACTTTACTTAACTTGATATCTAAAGACAATAACAGAAAGAAAACACTTTCACGTCATAAGTCTAACTTAAAATATTCATTAAAGAAGGCAGGCTTCAGGTTCGAGGTAGTAGAATTTTTAATAAACAATTTTTATGATAAGCCTAAGTCGGCTGTATTTAACTACTATACATATCATGAGGCTGAGATATGCAGGAGGGTTAACTATAAGCTCTTTGGAGGGACAGGACTAAGAAGACATGATTCACTTATCTTATTTGATTCATTATTCACAGGAGAAGAGTTAGACTCTTTCAGATACTTAGGTCAGGGAGGTTGGTTTATTCAGCAGGCTAAAACAGAAACAACAAAAGAAACAATTAAAGAAAAGCAATTAACACTATGGAACTAAAACAAAATATAGAGAAGCTCTTCAATATTGAAGACATTACAAAAAAGACGAGTACAAGGAACTACGTCACAGCGAGAATGTTATATTCCTATTACAGAAGTCAGATTATGCAGGCAGGACTTCAGGCTATAACAGATGAGTTAGGATATGCTACTCACAGTACAGTCAGTCACTTGATAAAACAGGCTAAGGCCTTATTAGAGTATGATAAGGAATTTCAAAGACAGTACTACATTATACTCAATAATATTAATCCTGAAGAGTATCTCTTAGAGGAGTATAGGAGAGAGATAAGTAGGCTACAGGTAGAGCTTCGCGAGATTAATAAGATACTACCAATGTTAAAAGAGCTACCAAAAGATAAAGTTCAGGAGGTTATAAGTAAGCTCTCTATAATAATTCAAGCAACTAAAAGAAACTTATGATATACAAAGTATGTACTTCCTGCGAAGGAATAAAGCCTATAAGTAGGTTTAATAAAAGAGGAGGAGGAAGAGAAGACTATCAGTCTAAGTGCGTCTCCTGTAACAAGGCTTACCAAAAGAGATACTTCAAAAAGAATAAAGACAAGCTTCATAAAAAAAGAAAGGAGTACATCGAATCATGTCCCTTAAGGATTCTTACTGATGTATTTAGGAGGAGGACTACTAAAGCCTTCTTATATAGGAATATATCCAAAGGAGGAGCTACAGAGGGCTTGTTGGGAGCTAATTGGAATGTAATAGAAAGATACTTTGAAGGTCTTTTTAAGGAGGGCATGAGTTGGGACAAGCCTGAGACATGGCAGATAGACCATAGGAAGCCATTAGGCAGAGTAACTACTGTTAAGGAGCTACTAAAGAGATGTCACTACACGAACCTTCAACCTCTATATCCTGAAGAGAACTTATTTAAGAGAAATAAGAGTCAGGCTCAATGGGAGAAAACCAAAGAGACAGATAAATATAAAAATCTAATAATAAAATTAAAAGAGAAATATGCTAACTAAAGAACGAGAGAGATACCTTAATAAAAACATAGAGCTTAACAAACTTTTTGGTATCAGGAAGATAGGCTCATGTATGAAGATACTTAAAGAGTATAAAGCTTCTCATAAGCAATATTCACAAGAAGGCTTCAGAGACTACTACTATAAGAATATGAATAAGCTTCCTGCTTTAACAAGTATTAAGGAGTTTATAATGTCATTAGGCTTTACTACTGAGGAGGCAAGGGAGTATATCGACCTGCGATTAGTAAGACAGACTTACAAAGGCCTTGAAATGGAGGTAAGAGCTTTTGATTATCTTAAGAAGAATCATAAGCTTCCTGCCTTGAGATTCGCTACACATATAGAAGACATAGAGGACTTCATAGATTTAGTAGACGATGTTAACATGTACGCCTTTCAAGTTAAGCCTATTTCTTATAAATTAGGAAGCAACGCTTCACTATTAAAAGATAGAGCTGTACATAATCATAGATATAGGGAGCTGAAGCATACAGTATTTTTTATTTACTATCATAACAACAAATTTAAAATAGAGAAAGCAATATGAATAAACTAACATTATTAGACACTAAGAGAGGCCAATGGATTAGAACTGCCTACTCCTTCATAAGTAACAGCAAAGGAACTAACGAGGCCGAAGATATTGTACAGGAGACTTATTTAAAGCTGTATGACACAGGAAAGATAGACGCTGTAGTGAGTGACTCAGGCTTCATTAATAGCTCTTACATGTACTTAGCTATACGCTCAGTAGCTACAGACTACTTAAGAATAAATCAAAAGGAGACTAAGCGAACGGTAGATATAGACGAATCTGTGTCAGGTATTAAGTCTGAAGACTACTGTGAGAATTTAGAGATATTTACAGAGCTAATAGATAAAATGAATGAAGAGGTTAACTCATGGAGTTGGTACCATAAGCAACTCTTTAAGATTTACAAAGACACAGGCTACTCTATGCAGAAGCTGTCAGATGACACTAAGATAAGTAAGACCTCTATCTTCACAACTATCAAGAGATGTAAAGAACGACTAAGGGAAGTTTTAGGAGAAGATTACGATAACTATTTAAACGGAAAACAATGAAAAATTTAA